GTATAGATAACGAAATGTATGATTATAACTTTGTACCGTTAAATCTAGATATATCTAAAGATAAACTATGGAAAAGTGAATTTGAAAGGGAATACGCAAAATGGGGATATTCTTTTATCGGTGATAGCGATATAGAATGGAAGAATGATATAGTTTCTTTTAGAGATGTCTCTACGTTATGTAACGAGATAAGAGATGAAGCGTTCAAACATATTAAGATAGCAGCCTGGTATCTTTGTGCGTTTACCGGATTAGGATATACATTTGAGGAATTACAACATAAGCGTAGATGTGATATAGAATATGGCGATCTTTTAAGAAGAACTAACGAAAAGATCAGAAATTATATGGAATATCAACTTAGATAAGATTGTATAAGTAAATGAGATAAAGTATAATTACATAATTGCCCCGGTGGTGGAATGGTATACACTCTGGTCTTAGAAGCCAGCGCCGAAAGGATTGGGAGTTCGAGTCTCCCCCGGGGCACCAAATAAAATAATATGTTTAAAGATACACGAGATATGTATAATACAATGCGAGGAGACGGTATTACCGTTTTCGGTAGTGTATTAATTGCCGGCGCTTATTTCATTCTGTGGCCATTATTTTGGTTAGCAGAGAAGTCAGTACCAGAGCGTAAAGATTTCGGACCCTTTAAAGGTCGTAAAGATTTAGAGTGACCCCTACGGCGGGGCTGATACCAAGAACGTTTTAAGATTTTTCGCCCAAACTAATATCGGTAATCGACCGAGGTGTTTATCTTGAAGTGACCAGTTGATCTATTCTTCTCTGTGCAATAGGGTAGATGATTGGAGTGAGGGAATAATTGGCCCTTAAGTTGTAGGTAGATGTCGGGCGTACATCTCGAGATTCTAAGAGGCCTGCAGGAATGTCGATTTGGTGAAGAAGCAGCATAGTCATTCTAATTTGACACGGGATAAATAGTTAGCTATAATAGTGTAAATGCATCGTTAGCTCAGTTGGTAGAGCGTCTGCCCTACACGCAGAATGTCGCCTGTTCGAATCGGGCACGATGTACCAGTTAAGAAGGGGATTATATGAAAAGTATTCTTATTGTAAGTATTTTAGCAGCAACTCTTTCGGGTTGTGCGGTCGGCCGACACGGACAATTATATGTCCCACCAGTTGTTGTAGGTGCAGCAATTGGCGCAGCAGCGGTATTGGTATATGAACAGAATGTGACATATCCGTATCGTGAACAAGAATATTTCTATGATCGGGGATACGGAGGTTATTTCTTCTTTGATAATAGAAGTCAACGACATTATATGCCACGTGGTTGGGGATATCATACTCATGGTGTCCCTGGTTATAGGCACTAATATCATAATAAACGGGTATTGCGCCCGCTTTGTATAAATACTGCATGAGCAGGTTTATATGTAAATTTTGTAGTAATCCGAGTAAGAAGCAGAATGTAAATAGCCTTCGAAATCATGAACGGTTGTGCAGTCAGAATCCGAATAAGCAATTTTCTAATTTATTATTAGAAAAACGAGATCCGTGGAATAAAGGACTATCTGTAAAGAATAATCCAGAATTGAAAGATAGTTTGGTGGCGGGCGGTATTAGTCTTGCTAATAAAATTAAAGATGGGTGGATACCACTATGGGCCACCCCCGGTTTTTGGACAGAAGAACGTAGGACAGAAAAATCTGAATGGAGAAAGCAACTTCATATAGATCACCCCGAAACTCATCCAAATAGAAGATTAGCAGGTAATAGAAATAAGATGACATATCCGGAAAAGGTAGCATTTGATTTCTTAACCAATAATCGAATAGTATTTGAACATCAATTTCCGATTGATAAATATTTTGTAGATTTTTGTATAGATAAGATTGTTATAGAGATAGATGGTGCCAGATGGCATAATAAAGAGAAAGATTTGATTAGAGATACTATTATTGAAAGTTATGGATATAAGGTATTTAGAATCGATTCTAAAGAAAGAATAGAAGATAGAATAAGAGAGATAATCCGAGTATAGGCTAGTCTGATTAAGTCGTCTGGTTTGGGACCAGAAAATCCGAGGTTCGAATCCTCGTACTCGGACCATTTTAAGAAAGATAATAAATGAAAATAAATGTAGCACATATTTTAGTACCTTCGATTGAAGCTGCTCAGTTCTTGCGTAAGCAAATTATTGAGGGCGCAGATTTCGGACAAGTGGCTATGGCAAATAGTTCGTGCCCGAGTAAGCAGAATGGTGGCAATTTAGGATTCTTCGGTGAAGGCCAAATGGTTAAACCATTTGAAGATGCAGCCTATGCAACGCCAGTTGGTGAAGTAAGCGAACCAGTAAAAACACAATTTGGATATCATCTTATTAAGAGATTATACTAAGATCTTGAGGAGGTACACTGAAAAGTGCCTCAATCCTTGGCTCAAGGTATAGAGTCGTTGATTACTTTCGAAAAAGTGATTGTGTCCGGCCGCAAGAGGGTTCCCGGTGGTTACGCTTTTAACCGATAACATTATATCAGTTCCAATTGCAGGTACCTGTTTGTATTGGTCGTCTTTTGGGGAGACGTAAAACGATATAAGATATGGACTTACCATCCGTAGCACTAATTTATAAACTGTATGCATGATAAAATTATTTCAGATTTAGAGTCGGTATTATTGCAGTATAAAACTGTAGGTCTTCTTGTTTCTGGGGGATTTGATAGTACACTACTCACGTATCTTGTGCATGAATTACGCGAAAAGAATCAAACTGATAATACATTTGAATTCTTTACTGTGCCGAGATATGATGATTCATTAGTTCATGCTAAACGAATTATCGATTATATTGATACTAAATTTAATAAGATGCCTACAGTATGGCATATGGTAGGCAATCCAGATCTACATTTTACTCAACAGGTTAGTAGCGGCATAGGCGAAGCATTAAGAAATTTTAAGTTTGATATATTGCTAACCGGCGATAATATAGTTCCTCCTATAGATGAAGTGCCCGGCGGACCTCCACGTAAGAGAGGCGATCATCCTAGACTGTATAAGCCTTTCTTTGACTATACAAAAGATGTTATGTTACAATTATGTATAGATCGTGGACTAACCGATATTATGGAAATAACACATACTTGCACAGAATCGAAAACATTAAGGTGCAATGTATGCTGGCAATGTAGAGAACGTGCTTGGGCATTTAAGAAATGTGGATATATCGATCCAGGTACAATGTAAAGGATATTAGGTAAAGGGCTCGTAGAAAGAGATATGCCGGTGGATATGCAGCAGCAGGTTGATAAACTGTCATGGCCGCTTTCCTGTCTTAAGGTATCTCCTCCCGGGTGTCGGGAAAATGCGTCACAATGAGACTTAGGATTGGCAATCTGTTGAAGTCCGATAGTAGCTAGATTACCGGTTAGCAAGACACTCACCTAAATTTATTATGAAACAATCGATTGTAAAATACTGTGTTGGTACACCATTCTATATAGAATGTTTTACTATAGAGAATCAGCCCGGCGAATGGAATTCAACTAAGGTTGCTATCTTTAGAGATGAAATACTTATTGGTGAATATATCCGCAACTATGCGAATTATGCTACGACAACATTTTCTCCGTTCTCGATCGGTGAAGATTGGTATGCACTTTATAGTGCTGATTATACTGCTACTCGTGTAATGAAATTACATAAAGATAGCATAGAAGATTGGTGTGGAGAAGAAAGATCATCTGTCGGATTCTGTCCTGTTGAAACATATGTTCCTCGATACAGGATGGTAAAAGGTTCTTTTGAATCAGACGGTAAGACACACGAGTTTGAAACATACGCCGTAGATTGTGATTATAAAACAGAAGGCGAATTCCTAAAAGATATGCCCGAATTTGATTTTGAACATCATACTGATTTTGGATTTCTATGTGGATGCGTGTGGGGTGATGATACAAGTTGGAAATTATTGTATATCGACTTATCAAAAGTCCCTAATAAAGAACTTAGTATTACAGATAAATTCGGATATTGGCAATTACCTAATAAATTGAAGTTAAAAGAATGTATCAATATGTCTAATTGGGAACCAGATCACAATTGGATTGAACTTACCCGAATGGAACATATTAATCTTACGACAGGCGAACGCTGCTAAATACGATATGCAAATAATTTATCAAGACGAATATGGCGAAGGTGTATATTGGGGACAGAGTTCCCATCCTGCTTCTATTGGCGACACAATCATAGTAGATGACGAAGAATATCGTGTTAAGTCTCGCATATTTTATCCTCAAGATGATAAGATTGTTATTACTGTTACACAGGGCATGATGAGATCAGCACAGACAGAAAGCACAGATTCCGGTAGACTTAATGAAGTTAAGAATGCTATACTTGCTATTAATAAACGGCAAGATGCAAGTGAGAAGAAGGGTAGAGCCCTAAACGAGCAGATTGGTTCGATTAGAAAGCATATTAATCAACGTATTCAACAAGAAAAGAAAGATACACAATGACACCAGATAAGAATTTCAAAATGAAGCAATCAACAAAGATTATGGTTGCCTCGTTTCCTGGCACAACTGAGTCTCGCAACGGATTCAAGCGAGCAATGATCGAAGCGCAACTCTGCGAAGAAGCTGCTCGTCGTGCATCATTGAAGTCTAATGACAACAAAGATAAATCTCCACGTGGAGTAAGTCGTGGTGCTGTTGCACCCGAAGCATAAATACAATATCGCCCTTATAGTACATTGGTAGTACAATACATTGGTAATGTATAGAACAAAGTTCGATTCTTTGTTAGGGCACCAAATTTGACGCGGCGTGGAGCAGCCCGGTAGCTCGTTGGGCTCATAACCCAAAGGTCGTTGGTTCGAATCCAACCGTTCGCAACCAAATATACAGAGTAAATCAATCCAGTTTTCCATATAAATATATGTTTGGAAGGAATATATGTTTTGGAGAAAATTAGCAATAAATATACATTTAACAGCTCAATTGTTATTTATATTAGGAACTATCAACGATTTTTTCCTAATGATATTAGCTCATTCGGCCAGGTCGCATATATTTGACTTAGTACCGTCGTTTGCTATTTTTATTATATCGCCGTGGATTCTTGTTATATTTGTACTTTCTGTGTCACTTGTGATATCTATATTAACGGAAGATAAAGTTGTTGTAAAACGAGACATATTTGGGTATATAGTGATGGCAATTATATATGCAATATTACTTACATTATCATTGTTCAATCCTGTAATAGTGTGGCCTGTTATGCTTAGTTATATCGTTTATATGAGCTGGGCCGTATCATTAGCATACTTTAAATTAGCAATAATTAAGGGTAAATAAGATTAAGCGGATGTGGCGAAATTGGTAAACGCAGCGGTCTAAGAAGCCGTCAGCTGGGGGTTCGAGTCCCTTCGTCCGCACCAATGATAAAACCCTGTACAGTAAATTCCATATCCTGCGATAAATATTGTTAGAAAGATTGCATTCTTTCGGTATTTCTCAGGAGAAAGAATGTCAAATTTTGCAGATAAAGTACAAGATGCTCAGAAATTTTTAAATGTGCTGACATGGAGAAAATTAGTTCAACTAATAGTGTTTCTATTTGTTATCGGCCTAACTTGGGCCACATATGAAAATAGAGATGTGATATATGGATTTGCAAGTCAGAAACGTATTGATCCATCGACACCACACATTCGAGAGTTATCTAAACCGACAATAAATGAAATTGTCACACTCACAGAAAAGTCGGAACTTATTGTAGCAATAGAGATAGTCTTAGCAGATTTCCAGAAGAATCAACGAGTTATTATATATTCATATATAGATGATGACAATATTGAATTAAGAAAAATTTATTCGAAATATTCTAATACTTCAATCGGTAATCTACCTCTATTCACCGATAATGTCGAAGATAATAAACATCTAGTGGAACTTATAAATGGTGAATTCAGTTGCCGTCCGTTTGTCGAAACATTGAGTGGAAGAATAGCTCCAGATGCACAGGCATATGTTAAAATTTCATGTTCAAATAGTATTCCAGCATCATATGGTAGATTTACAGGACTAATAGTAGTATACTTAAAGCGTCAACCGACACCTAACGAGTATGATCAGGTTAGGTCAGCTGCTAGAACACTAGCAACAACAATATTTGAGAGAGATTTAAGTAAATAGTAACATGATTAAAACGAGTCTAGATTGGTCGAAATATGAAACCAATCTCTTACGCAAGACACATAAACTTGCACATGGTAAAGAGGTTCGTAAAATGGTTGAAAATATTCGTACAGAGGTAACTAAGTTATCAAAGGCAGAAGTTGAATTACGTCACGGTAAAAAACATGCCACAGATGATATATTAGTTAGGATAAACGAAGATATAGAATTAGTTGAAGAATACCTATTGGTGGCAGCATTAATAGGTTAAGGTTGACACTAGTATAGCAATCGCGTATACTATCAAAACGGAAGAATGTTACGCTGGGCGTTGACCACTTTGGAAAAGTGGACTGTCGTTGAATAAACGGCAAGAGTTCGATTCTCTATTCTTCCTCCAATATTATAGAAAGAAATAATATGCAGAATATAAAAAGGAACGTTATGAACGCAATCAAGATGAAACGGCTCGATCTTTTAGATATCGTACGTGCTAACAAGGAAAAACACATTGCTGACTTCAATGAAGCAGTAACTGACTATGTTGCACTCGTATTAACAAATGCCGACTTTAACCTAAAATTAGCCAGAACAGCTGAATTGAAAGAGTTTAGGAAAATGAAATTACCTGTTCAGCCACCGACTTCATATGAAGATAGCTATAAACGTGCTATTCGCATGTTGGAACTAAGTGTTGATAATATTATCGAAGTAGAAGAGGATGTGTTTAATCAACTGGTGCTAGACGAATGGAGTTGGAAGCACTCGTTCGTCACATCTTCATCGATGTATAAGGGCGGTTGATTACTGGCACTTTGATCTACAATTGTCGAAGTGCCACCTTAACATAGAACTACCTCTACCTTCCTTTTTACAATGGGGGCAGGTATGAGGTTTCTGTTGTTTACCTTTATGTATCTTACTAAGTTTTTCTCGTGTCTCTTGGGATGTAATTTTTCCGATATTAGCAAGTGAAAGATTTTTCTTATGCTCAGCTGATTTAGGTTTTCCTTTCGACGATTGGCTCATTTTTTCTTTGGTTTCTTCCGAGAATGATTTTCCGGCATTTGGACCCAGTCTACCGATAAGTTTATTAGCTCCCGACATTACCGATGTATCGGTTTCTTTTGTTTTACCCTTATTCCACGGATCTTTTCCGAATCTATGATTTTTCTCTCCCATCTTTTGCTCGCTGAACCTTTTCTTTGTCTCATCGCTATGAGTTTTTCCGTAGAATGAACTATTTTCTCCCGAACAATATAAGGACATTAATTTTTTAGATATTTCGAAATATCGGGAATTGATTATTCTTTTCTGGTTAGGATTACATTGGCACATTTTAGCAAAGGCAAATACCATTTTTGCTTTATCTTTACCGGTATAGATTTTAGTCAATAATAGATGTGCGATAAAATGTTCTCTCGGAATAAGATATACAAGATTACTTTTGTCATTTGTTCCACCTAGCGATTTAGGTAGTATATGATGTCTTTCCAGCATACCGTCATTTTTGGATTTACGATTCAGTAATATTCTGCTTGACATCAGTCTGGTATATATGTTATTATAATTCATAATTGAGCACTTTATTTAGTTGTTCGTATTATTTATCATTTTGGAGTTATAATGGGTAGCAAACAAGTTTTAGTAATGAGGAAATTCGATAAAGGCATGCGTCATGGCAAGTATATTTCACAAGGAAGCCACGCCGCAGTAGGTGCCCTATTTTCGATCGGATCTACGGTAGGTGATAAGTTTGTTATACCATTATCTGATCCATTTGTGAAAGAATGGGTAATAGGTAACTTTAAGAAAGTTGCTGTTTATGTAGAAGATGATCACGCACTGATCGAAATATACAAAGCAGCACATAAGGCAGGATTGCCTTGTTCCTTAATCAGAGATGCTGGATTAACTGAGTTTGATGGTGTCCCGACTTTGACTGCGGTAGGTATTGGACCCGGCAATGAAGTTGAGATTGACAAGATTACTGGACATTTGAAACTATTCTGATGGGCACTCTGGTTACACGGGAAGATATTCAATCGAGAGCAAATTGGTATTTTTCTGACGCATATTGGTGTAATGATAGCAGAGGTTTTTATCGATATGATTGGCCTAGTAAGAATTTTCCGTATTGTATCAGTATTCATGATGATGACTTAACTTCAATAAACAAGGTTGAAATAAGGCGCTGGATAGAACAGCGTATATTAGAAACAGTGATATACACAATTACTGATAAATCTTATAGACATTACTGGGAAGAAAAGACCGATCACTACTCTGAAGTAAAAAATAAATGGTGCTCATTTTATTTTGAATCAGAAGAAAGCACGGTAGCATTCAAGCTACGATTTTTAGATATAGTTAAAGAAATTACAGACGAACACCCGACCTGGAATAAATGATATGACAGAACGTAAAATGGCTACAATTAGGAAAATTGCTGAAATACAAGCAATTCCTGAGGCTGACAAAATTTGTGCCTATCGAGTCGATGGTTGGTGGGTAGTCGAAGTAGTTGGAAAGTATGTAGTTGGTGATTTAGTAGTTTATGCCGAACCCGACAGTTGGATTCCTCATGAGTTAGCACCTTTCTTGTCTAAAGGTCACGAGCCAAGAACATTCAATAGTATAGCAGGTGAAAAGTTAAAGACTGTTCGTTTGCGTGGTCAATTATCTCAGGGTTTATTAATGCCACTCGAACCCACTTGTGCCAATATAGAATCTATGTTGTTTGAAGGACTTGATGTTTCTTTCCCTCTTAATATTCAGAAATGGGAAGCTGTTATTCCCTCTGAACTTGCTGGCCAGGCTGCAGGGAACTTTCCTAGATTTATCCCAAAGACTGATCAGGAACGTTGCCAGAACTTATATGAAGATATTTTCATTAAGAATGCTGACGCATACTATGAAATTACAACAAAGTTAGATGGCACATCTTTCACTGCATTTTATGCAGACAAGGAAGAAGGTGTCTGTAGCCGTAATTGGGAATTAAAGTTAGACGGTGCTAATGAAAACAATAGCATGGTCCGTATGTTTATAGATAGCGGACTACAGTCCGTATTTCGCCAATTAAACCGCAATCTAGCAATACAAGGCGAGTTATGCGGGCCAAATATACAGGCCAACAAAGAACAGCTTAAATCTGTAAAATTATTTGTATTTGATATATTTGACATTGATAATAATTGTTATCTAATACCTTCTGAGCGTCATAAACTTATGGAAGAACTTTGGTTATTCGGTGTAGATAGAGATATGGTACAACATGTCCCTGTTATTGCCTACAGTGCAAATTTATATGATACATTAGGTATTACCACAATGGATCAATTATTAAAATTTGCCGATGGTCCATCACTTAACGCTGCGATAAGAGAAGGAGTCGTATTTAAACGAATAGATGGGAAATTTAGTTTTAAGGCAATTAATAATCGTTGGCTTCTGAAAAACGAATAGCACGCTTAATGGCATCATCAGAAATTTTTAATTCTTTCTGTAGGTGCCATTTTTTACGGCCATTAATTTGTATTTCTGAATATAAATAATCGCATAATTCTTTATAATTATTAAAAGGTAAATCTGGATTATTTTTTCTTAGTTTTGTCCAGGATTGATCGATTATAGGAATAGATCCGGTTTTAAATTTAATGGCAAGTTTTATAGTTGTCATATCGACACTAGCACATTTTGAAATTTCTGTGATAGATTTTCCTAATATAAATTCATTATTACAGAATTCTGAAAATAATTCATATGTGCTGAATGTAAAATTCGGATTATTTTTTACAATTTGATCCATTCTATTTTTTACAATTTGATCCATCGATCTTATATAGTCCCCTGTTTTCCAATATCTATCTTTTCTGGTAGCAGACATTGTTTTTGACATTTTATTTAATCGTTTGTCAGTTTCTTTAGTTAATCCGGTATTCCATGATGAGTCGGTAGCAGCAAATGAATAATTATTTGACGTATTAATCCATTTTGGATTATCCCTTACATTCATTCTAGCTAATACTTTATCTTCCCATATTTTAGCAACTTTGGGTAGATCGAATACTCTTCGTATTTGTTTTATATCTGGCTCACCCAATTTTTCTCTATATTCTTTAACTTTTTTAGAACTAGTGAAATATGTGATCCATAAATCGGCTGGGTCACAATCTTTGGCATAACGGACACCATAATACCAGAGATTATGATTAGACCAACCGATTAGATAGGTATAGGGTATTGACATATACATATTTATCATCTTAATGACTTATTGGCCCTGATATACAAAAAATTAAGATTAAGATAAATAGTGTATGAGATTACAGGAACTTTTCGAAACGACAGAAGAAGACAGAGCATTAATTTCCCTGTCTTCCGCCATTTATGCAAAGCTACAACCTTATATCGGCACCGATATTGACTATGATGATGAAGATCAGGAATTAGTTAGTATTGGTAGAATTGGCGAACTCTTTGATACATCAATAGCAGGATTAGACCCAATCGGTATCGAAATACAGGGTGGAGAACCGTTCCTAAGAAGAGCAGATAATGTTGCATCATCTGACAAAATCAAAATATCTAAGAATATATTAGCATTCTGGGAAGACCGAACTAAGTCTATAGTATTAAATGCTGATTACTTGGGTACAGATCGTATGCGTACTACAATTACACACGAACTGCGCCATGCATTGGATGAACTCAAATCAGATTCATTTCCGCCAAGTCCAATGAATAAAGATCCCGAAAATATACACAAATATTTTACACCAAAGAAAAAAGAGCATCGCAGAGATGATCCTTACAGCACAGTGCAGTATCGCGCACAACCAGCAGAAATAAACGCAAGGTTTGTGGAGATATTAGATGTATTATCAACGAGGATTATTCCTAGAGCAATTAAATCATCACCAGACCAAGTCCGACCAAAAGTTTTGAACGATCTTAAACATCTTCTTGTGAAATATGAGATAGAAGATTTATTTCCAGAAAGAACACAATCAAGAGATTATAAAAGACTTATTAAACGTGCTATAGACTTCATAGATAAAGAATTAGCACATAATGGCGTTTTTTACCCCAAATCCACACCTAAATTAGGTTGACTGTATAACTAAAACACTATACAATACAACTTGTATAATTACAAAGAGTGAATACAGCAAACAAACCTAGCTCGAAAGAGCATCTACGGTGTTGCTTAAAATATACATAATGGAGGGGAAACCCGTTGAAGTTGTGTATTAACGCACTTAGTGGAGCTATCTCGAATGAGTAGCGTTGAAGCTAAGTGGGTGTGCAACGAACATCCTAGGACGATGTAAAAGGTTCGAACGAGGGGTAAGGCTCTCTTGCAATAGAGTACCGAAAGGTATAAACTATTGTCCCTTACATCACTCTGTTTTCAATTAAGTTCTGGTTTAGTTGACAAAGATAATTTGTTCAACTAAACTAGCACACTTGTAGACATTTAAAGATTAGTTACAGCAACAAAATAAAATATGCACAGGTAACGAAAGTTATCGAACCTTTCCGGAGGGGAAAGCAAAAACTCGCCAAAAGCTAGTCTGTTTTTATTTAATTTTAAAAGATCCATGCAGCATTTAAAATCCAACCAGCGAGACAGGGTGCGATTCCCTGCTAGTAGTGTAACAGCAGCACAGCCGGCAATAAAAGTGATCTTGATTTAAAGAATTTGAACAGCAATCACGTAAATTAACAATTCTGAAGGAGAAAGTAAAATGACATCATTATTCGAAGCGGTAAACGCAACAGCAGTAACAGCCAATGGCGCAGTTACAAACGCATCCTCGTTGAACAAGAACGTGGACCTATTTTTCTTAGCCGGTGCAAGCCGTGGTAAGGATATCACACCTACCTTTGTTGGTGCAATGGTAGAAGACTCCGAAGTTGCAATCCGTGTCCTTGAATGGGCACGTGATGCACGTGGTGGTGCTGGTGAACGTGAAACTTTCCGTAAGTTGTTCGCCTATGTTCTGAAGAATGAACCAGCGTTGGCCTCTCGCCTGTTGGTGAAGGTTCCAGAACTTGGTCGTTGGGATGACTTGTTCGTTGTATTCGGATCTCCGTTAGAGCGTGAAGCTCTGCGCTTAATTGCCGCAGGATTGAAGGATGCATCGCAGTCCGGCCTATGTGCTAAGTGGATGCCGCGCCAAGGTTCGGAAGCGAACAAGATTCGCTCGTACTTGAAGCTAACTCCAAAGGAGTATCGTAAGTTACTTGTTGGTCTGTCCAACACTGTTGAACAGAAGATGTGTGCTCGCGAGTGGGATGGTATTGTGTACCCACACATTCCGTCTGTTGCAGCTGGTCGTTACCAGAAGGCTTTCTTAAAGCACGACCCGAAGGGTTATGCTGATTATAAGGCTAAGTTGGTTACTGGTGAAGCCAAGATCAACGCAGGTGCGGTTTACCCGTATGATGTTATCCGTTCGTTAAACAATGGTGACAAGGTTGTTGCCAACGCACAGTGGGTGGCTCTGCCGAACTACTTGGAAGGTTCCGACGAAAACATCATGCCAGTTGTTGACGTATCAGGTTCCATGGGATCTGTTGCAGCCGGTAGCGTAACTGCGTTGGATGTTGCAATCTCCTTGGGATTGTATGTGTCAGAACGCATGGGTGGCGTGTTCAAGGACCAGTTCATTACCTTCTCTGGTGCACCAGAAATGTTGCACTTGAAGGGTAACCTACAACAGCGTTATGACCAGATGGCTCGTTCCAACTGGTCTATGAACACTGACTTGGGTGCAGTATTCAAGTTAATCTTGAATGCAGCAGTTAAGAGCAAGGTTGACCAGAAGGAAATGCCGACAAAGATCTTGATCTTGTCAGACATGGAGTTCGATGCTTGTGTAACAACAGGTGGTTCTGGTGTACGTCGTAGTTACAACTCGACAGGTGGATCTGCAGTGAGCGTAAGCGCAATGGAGTTCATCGAAGCAGAATATGCGGCAGCTGGTTACAAGGTTCCGCAGGTTGTGTTCTGGAACTTAAATGGTCGTGCTGGTAACAGCCCGGTTACATACAACAAGACTGGTACAGCTCTTGTGTCTGGATTCTCGCCAAGCATTGTTAAGTCAGTGTTGGGTGGTGAAGAAATGACACCGATCAGTATCATGCTTAAGACTGTAATGGTACAGCGTTACGATTTCTAAGGAATCGTAAAAAGAAAGGGGCTTCGGCCCCTTTCTTAATGATAAATACTTTTAGTTCTATAGAACAACAGGGAGATTATTATGAAGAAAAGTTTATTAGCATTGGTAGTTATTGCTTTCGCATTGGGTGCTTGCAGTAAGTTCCAAGATTCGCCAGAACAGAAAGCATTTGCTCAATTCTTAGCACATTGCAAGGCTTCGCCAGAAGCATTAGATTGCAAGGCATATGCAGATTCGAAGAAAGATGCAGGCGGTGGCAATTAATACCAGTTATTAATATAAAATAGGGATCTATGATCCCTATTTTTGTGACGGTGGAATAAGGAGATGATAAATAAAATATCGCGGGATTAGCTCAGCTGGTAGAGCGCCACGTTGCCAACGTGATTGTCGAGAGTTCGAACCTCTTATCCCGCTCCAGATTTTAAGAATGGTTACTGCCTTCACTCAGATCAGACTCTTTGAAAAATAAATAATCGTGCATTGCAGTCCCTTTGCACACCATTCTGTTTTACCCAAAAGAAAAGCCACTTAATAGTGGCTTTTCTATGACTAAATTTTCTTAAGCGTATGTGTGATCGTGTTTATGTTCTTCACTATCATGACAGATACCACCATCTTTATCATATACTTTATATGTATGGCATGCTTCTTTGATACCAGCTTCTATTGCATCTTCTAGTCTGTCAAAGTGTTTAACAATCAAACTAAATTCTCCACTAATATAATGATACATTCTTGCTGTAAATTTTTCTTTCTTATCCATTTTCTTCCCCTCTGAATATTTTTAACCATATATCGCAGGAATGGTTTGTATATTCGGTTAATTTTTCTTGATTAGACGTAACATTATGTTGCGGCCACTCGTGTGTAAGTATAAGAGCTCTATATATTTCTTCACTATATTGTGCTCTCGCTGCGTAAATTTCATCTAACCAGGGGATCTCCACTGCACCTACTAATGGCACACCCTGACTAATAATATCGGCTCCAACAATATTGAATGTTTCACTAAATGAAACTTGTAATCCAATATCCATTTTTTCGCACAACGTTAAGAATCCATCTCTGGGTGTCCATTCGTGTTCGACAAGTCGATGTCCACAATCATAAAGATGTAGAAATAAAGCACGGAGATTATTCATAACCGGCTCTCCCTTCATCTCCATTCGACCTACATTGATATGGAAGTTCAATTTCTTTCCAATATGATCGGCAAATTTAAGAGCTGCAATCGCCTGGAGTATATGATTTTTTAGTGGCCTTACTGCACCAAAGCATCCAATATCAATATATTCTTTATTTATCAGATATTCTTTAGTCTTATATGTCTGAGGATAATAATTAGGTAGATAAAATACTCTCTCACTCACTTGATCATGTGACCATTGTTGTTTGATTCTTAGATAGGTCCTTATTTCTTCTAACATTCTAGGTGCATTAACGCCTATAGATATATTAGGTGAACAAATATAATCACCTACCCAGTCCATTGCCATTCCTTCTCCTGCTAAAAAAGGCATCTCAGAATGAAGACGAATAATCCATTGCACAGAAGGATGCAACTTTGATAATATAGTAAACTTACTTGGTACAACCCATAGTGCCTCAATAATTACATGGGTTGGTCTATGCTTTGTGACCAAACGATCAATGCAGTTATTGTCTATGGCAACTTCAATTTGTGCATCGATGCCCTGTGCGATGAGCATATCGACCATAAATGTGGCAGAATTAAATAAGCCAGTGCTTAGTCCTAGCACATTATGTTTCACAGGATCGTAATCCTCGCGACGTTTTAGTATGAATAATACTTTATTTTTCTTCATTGGTAAACTTTCCGGTAGTTAAGCTATTTATATGGGTGGTTTATCTTTTAATCTAGAACAAGGTAATTTTATTACCTGCACAAATAAATTGACCAATTCTTAATAGTTTGTTATAATAAGATATAAATAAGATTATGCCCCTTTAGCTCATTCGGTAGAGCAACTGCTTTGTAAGCAGTCGGTGGTCTGTTCGAATCGGACAAGGGGCACCAGAATTTCGTTCTACAGATAGTGTAACCAGAACCTATCTGTAATTAAGAGCAAGATGCCCTCCCTGATGTCTGTGTTTATCGGAAGCATAGATATACATCATAGGGTAACTTATAAGATAATATGATATTTAATTGTTTAAATTGCGGTGTAGAGAAGAACGGATATCATTCTGCAAGCAATAAATATTGTAACAGAACTTGCCAGGCAGAGTTTACTTATAAGAAATATATTGAAGATTGGAAAGCTGGTCTTATAACTGGTAGTAAAGGAAAGAAAGCAGTTCAAACCTCAAATTATATTCATCGATATATTCGAGAAAAATTTGATAATAAATGCGTTAAATGTGGGCAGGATGACATGCATAATGATCTACCGTTATCCCTACAATTAGAGCATTTAGATAGTAATAGTATAAATAATAAAGAAGAGAATTTATCTTTATTATGTCCGAATTGCCATACTCAGACAGAGTTTTATGGATCTAAAAATAAAGGGCATGGTAGAGGATCTATTAGAAAGAAAAATGGATATTAGCGGGATTAGTTTAATGGTAAAACGAGATCCTTCCAAGCTCAAGTCAGGAGTTCGATTCTCCTATCCCGCTCCAAAGATAAGATGATAAATAATTGTCTGCACATAAAGTGCTTAGGAGTATATTATGGATTTATTTAGTTTAGCAATTGGTGTTGCTGTTGGTGCAGCATTTTCACCATTCTGGATGATAGTCTGGGGAAAGATCAAGGCAGCAGTCACAAAGGCAGCACCTCCAGCACCTTGAGTTAGTTTTGGGAGCGCGACTTGGCAGTCAGGGAGGTCTTATAAGCCTTTTAGCACTAGATAGGTGTTCTTGAGAGAGTTCGATCCTCTCCGCTCCTACCAAATTTTAAAGTATAGTTTCAGCAGTAAAATAATCTTTTCATAAAAGACCGGGCAGGGTTCGATTCCCTGGTATCTCGTAAGGGATATTGGTGTAGTGGCAGCATGTTATTAAAAGCTATACTGAATATAACAGTGATTTAATACAAAGTATTTTAAACTAGATAAATAGTTTAAATATAAGGTATTAAATTATGGGCAAAAAAGGTGTATATAGTGATCCTCTGTGTAAGACATGTGGAGACACCGATCCTTTACACTTCTTTAGAAGAATGAAATCGATGTGTGGGAAGTGCCATTCAAAAGACATAGGAAGAAGATTAATAAATTCTAGAGAGAAAGCAATAGAATATAAGGGTGGAAAATGCGAAAGCTGTGGATATGATAGATACCGCGGAGCATTAGAATTTCATCATAAGGATCCTACTCAAAAGGATCCTCTGGGATTAAGGGCATATAAACTTGAGAGATTATATGCTGAGGTTGATAAATGTGTTCTACTTTGTGCAAATTGTCACAGAGAAGAGCATGGAAGATTAAGATTAGAAAAGGAAGATAGGCTGCATGGCGCGGAAACGGTCTTGAAAACCGTCCCATTTAGTAATAGGTGACAGTTCGATTCTGTTATCTTCCTCCAATTGACTTCAGCTCTTGTTTAGTATATTGTATTTAATAAGGGGTAATTATGATAGAATTCAACTTTGATGAATGGGCAGATTTATACAAGACTCACCCTGAGGAATTCGAACGTAAACGAAAAGATTTATTAGATTCTGTAATTGCAGAGGCACCGATTGCTAACAGGAATGGTTTACGTATGTTGCAGATGGAATGTGATGCATATAGACAATCGCTCCCTCCATTACTAGCAGCAAACGAAATGTCTAAACTAATGGTGGAAAAAGTTTATGAGTTACAAGATGCATTTTTAGACTTAGGTATTGCTTGTAAAGAATTTGATGAAACATGTAAGTCTATAGATAAATAATGGATGAGAGCAATAGAATTTTTAACAGAGAAACCAGTAGAATCAGCCTGGATCACAGATTTAACATATAATCGACCAAACAAAATCATTACAATGAGATTGTCGAATGGTAAATCATATTCTATTCCCGGGGCAACAAGAACAACATTTGAAAGATGGGTAAATGCACCATCGAAAGGCAAATTTTTCCACGAAAGAATCAAAGATACCTTTCGTTCAAAGAGAATAAAATAAGCCCGCTTAGTTCAATGGTAGAACACGACATTGACATTGCCGATACAGAGGTCCGATTCCTCTAGCAGGTACCAAACAATATCCCGTCCAATGGATTTGGTGACGAGTCTTCTAAGCTCTTAACGCAGGTTCGATTCCTGCACGCCGGACCAATTTCAGAAAGACATATATGACACATAATTTCACATTCTTTTGGCAAAATAGATCACCATTCTCGAACTGGTATCCGAGCATCTTTACTCATAATGGTATTACATTCTCCCGTGGCGAACAATATATGATGTATCAGAAAGCTATTATGTTTGGAGACATTAATACCGCCCATGCTATTCTGCTAACTGGTAATCCTAAAGAACAAAAAGATTTGGGCAGAATGGTTTCTAACTACGATGATGCAGTCTGGTCAGCAAAACGAGTAGAAGTAATGGTTGAGGGATTATTTGAAAAATTTAATCAGAATCCATTATTGAAAGAAGCATTGTTAAATACAGGTGACACCATTATTGTGGAAGCAAGCCCAGTCGATCGTATTTGGGGAATTGGCCTAGCAGAAGATGATCCACGCGCATTAATTGAGACACAATGGTTAGGTAAGAACCTTCTCGGTAGAGTATTAATGAAAGTAAGAGATGACCTCCGAAAACTTTAAAGAAAAATTAGATATGGGGATAGACGCAGAGAATATCGTCTACACATACTTAGTAGCACATAATAGCTATGTTGAAGATCTGCGTCAACAGAAGCATGGAGAATTTGCCGGTCCACGCCTGCATGGAACAGAGGGTAAGGTAGTTCTTCCTGATTTTGCGGTCTATAATAAGAATCCCGGCAAAGGTACCTATCTAGTTGATGTAAAATCGAAAAATTCTATATATCCGATAAACAATATGAAATGTTTTACGGTAGATGACAAGTATGAACAATATAAAAAAGCCACCGAAATTAAACGGATGGATTATTTAGCAATTATATTTTTCTATGAAGATAGAATGTATATGTATAAAGATTCTGATTGCAAAGGGATGCATCAATATTCTCCGAGTCAATATGGTAATGGTCGAGTATATTATTTCGAATTTGATAAGTTAAAGATAATCTATTAATATGGAAGGTAATTATGCTGGAGGCCCTCGTAGTAATAAGGATTCGTTCTTTGATAAAATGAAAAAGAAGCCCGATGTCCAGGCGGTATTAGATAATCTAGATAATTATACAGTTGAACAACTTTCTAACTTAAACGGGTCTCATTTTCCACAATGGATTCGAGATGCTCTTGTAAGAAAGAAAGAGGGAAGATCCAGAGGGGACATTGAAGCAAGAGTAGCGGAAATAGCAGCAAGAATGATTACCGCAAGTCAAATAAATAACAATAAGCTGGTTTAGTATAGTGGTATTACACCGCCCTCGTAACGCGACAACGTCAGTTCGATTCTGACAACCAGCACCAACCGTCCCTATAGTGAAATGGATATCATAGGTATTTCCGAAGTATTAGTTCCAAGTTCGATTCTTGGTAGGGGCACCACTAGAGAGAAGCATGGCATCATTTTTTAAAGAAGGTAGTACACTCACGTTTGAAGGTTTCAAAGGTACTGTTATTAAGATAACAGAGACATATAGAAAGAATGTGCTTGTATTGAAAGTTTCGCAAATTCCTAGACATAAGGCATTTGCAGGCAAGAAGATAGAGACGATTGGGCTGTTTGAATACCCCGACGGAACACTTGAATTCATGTCAATTATAGATTGACATTTAGTAATAATATCTATATAATTCCGCTATGGTACTAGATAAGTAATACCTACAGGAGATATTATTATGAAGGTTGAAATTTATGGTACCAGGACGTGTGGATATTGCAAACGAGCTGTTTCACTTTGTGAAGAAAATTCAGTAGAATATAATTATATTGATGTAGGTACTGAGGTAGTTTTGCAGACATTAACTGAGAGAATGGGTGTCAGGCCGCGTACTGTTCCACAAATTTTTCTAGATGGAGCATATTTGCCTGGCGGATTTGATGGACTTAAACAGGAACTAGCCAAAAGCTAAGAAACGGATATGCCGAGAAAGTCACCGTACGAGGACGAATACGAATACGATGAGGATGATGAATACGATACAAGACATCGTGTCCATCGCCACAAGAAAGAAGATAACGAGCCCGAGAAGAAACGTCGCTGGGATCGTGAAAGTAATTATGATCGTGATCGAGACCACAATGATCATAGGTAAATAGTTTATTGGAAGATTAATTGTCCAGGGTGACAAGCCTGCCTCGAAAACAGGTCGTGTTTGAAATACAGCATGGGGATCGAGACCTCATTCTTCCGCCAGAATATTATGAATTTAAATGAAATAGATCTAATTGGAAAGCCTACACCTTCTTTTGACCAGATTCGAAAGAAGCACGGTGTCTCCTATCGAGATCTGAAAATACAACTCTCAAAAGGCATTAAGGTAGAATTAGAACACATTGATGATCTTGCAGTCGCAAGAGAAATTGCATTAGATCATTTAAATGAGTTTCCAGATTATTATGATAGACTTGAGAAGGTTGAAAAGAAATAACTCGCTATAGTTCAATGGATAGAATAGGAGTTTCCTAAACTTTAGATGTAGGTTCGATTCCTACTAGCGGGACCATAATTGAAAAAGCCCACATACTGTGGGCTTTTTATTGAGCATAATTTCTTATGCTAGGTTAAGATCAGCTTGGCCAGCAGCGGCAGCAGGTTGTGTCGACCAACTGTAACTAGTTGCACCAGCGACAGCAGGATCACCAACCACTCTTGGCACTGTATTAGGTGTGTCATAAAGATCTACACGATACTGTGCAATCTTTTCACACGGTAATGCCGTACCACCAAATGGTGTTGCTGTAATATAGCATTGTCCCGGCATTAAGGCAGCAGTAGCATTGGCATTTACCATAAACACGATTTCTGGATCATGTGTCATGCCTGTATCTTGTACAACATATGCTGCTGAACCAGTTTGCTTAACAATATAAGCACCTGAAAAGACTGCTCCATCTGCAAACTTAACACCATCTACTACAATTTGATTACCAGCAAGCGATGCCAATCCGAACCACTTTTTCTGAATAGGTTTTCCCATTTTAATTCTCCTTAAGAATAGTTACTCCCTTTCGGGGATCTACGTTATTCAACAAGGACAAATTTCCTTATTGCTATCTATTTATCACCACTTGACCTAAAATGTAGTCTGTAGCATAATAGAAGGACGTTGTTAACAAAGAAAGAACACACAAATGAAGCTTGACGTAGCAGTTAATGAAGTAGTCCTCTCAAATGTCGGTACTACTGGTGAATTTAGGATCCGTAATTCAGCTAAGGCATTCGCCATTCTGTCCAGCGGTTTATATAGTAACAAAATTAAGGCAATCATTCGTGAACTTAGCTGTAACGCAGTTGATAGTCACGTAGGTGCAGGAAAAGCAGATGTACCGTTTGAAGTGCATCTTCCTACTTTCCTTGAGCCGTGGTTTGCTGTGCGTGACTTTGGTATGGGTCTTGACGGAGATCAAGTCGTTAATATCTATACCACTTATTTCGAATCTACAAAGACCGACTCTAATGCGTTTATTGGTGCATTAGGACTTGGTTCAAAATCCCCATTCAGTTATACAGAGAATTTTACTGTAACTGCAATCAAGGATGGCATCCAACGCATTTATAGTGCATTCATTAACGAAGTGGGTGTTCCATCTATTGCTGAGATGAGTAAGGAACTTACCGATGAGTGCAATGGTGTTGAAGTAAAGTTTAGTGTTACTGATCGTTATGATTACAATAGTTTCGCCAACGAAGCACACAATGTATTTTATTGGTTTGAACATAAACCTAAAATCACTGGTAATAATACCTTTTCGCATCGTACGGTGCAATATAAAGAGAAAGACATTGTTCCTGGCGTACACGTTCGCAGTGATAATGACCGTGAATGTATTGCAATAATGGGCAATATTGCATATCCATTAAACAATGTTCCAGAGGCAGATAAACACTTCGGTGAACTATCTGCACTTTTAGAATGCGGATTAGTTCTGGAGTTTGGGATCGGCGATCTGGATTTTGCAGCATCGCGTGAACAACTTAGTTATATTCCACTTACAATCAGCAGTATTCGTACTAAACTTGAGCAATTGAATGCTAATTTAGCAAGTCACCTTGCGGTTAAGGCCAATGCAATTACCGATGAATGGACTCGTGCTGAATTCTTGTATAACGAATATCAGACACGGTTGTATAAGGCAGCAGTAAAGAAATATGCTGTAGATACTAAGTTTGCATTGTTCGATCCGGATTCTTATCATGGTAAGAAGGAGTTTAAATTCCAAGTCCCAGAACTGGCCACGCGCAAGCTGGAAATCAGAGCATTTCGTGTACGCAGCGGCCAAAGTAATAAGATCGGCGAAAGTAGTTCTTATATTGGTGGTAATCATGTTAGAATAATGGAAATTCCGGTTGATAAGGAAGTTGTCATTGTCCTAAACGACTTGAAGACCGGTTGTGTAGCACGAGCACGCTATCATTATGTAAATAGTGGTACTAGCTATAATAAGATGGTTTATTGTGTATCCCATTCAGATGTAGATTTGGCAATTCGTCAACTTGAATATAATAAGTTGATACAAGAATTGCACAATCCTCCGACCATTGTGAAAGCAAGTGAGTTGACAATGAGAGAACGGACAAAACCGATGTCGACAAGTGGTATTGCGATACTTGGACTTAAATCGAGTAAGAGAGCGGGGTACGAAGATTCATACACATGGTCTCAATATACGCAGGAGATTGATGAGAACGAAACATATTACTATGTATGTTTATGTAATCATGAACCCATTGATGTCAATGGTAATGCATTCGGGATATGCAAGATTAAGGCATTGATGGACGAATGCGGCATTGCTGATATCTCTGGTATCAAAGTTTTTGGTGTACGTAAGAATCGCATTAAGGAAATTCAGAAATTAGATAATTGGGTGTGGATTGAAGACATTCTTAAGGAAGAAACAGCAAAGGTAGCTGATTCGCACATTGCATCGCTGGTAGCGACAGAGATGCTTGACACTTACTACAACAGAGTTTATACTAACACAACCGTTGCAAAACACGTTGGTCCAGATTCTGATTATGCCAAGTATGTAAAAGAAGTTGGTAGTATTAAGAGAGCCACTGGTAATGTAACTCAACTTGTGCAATTATGCAACCTGTATGGTAAGCAGATTCAGGTCGAGACAGTTAAGAAGAAAATTCAGGATGCAAAAGATGCATTGTATAAGAAGTATCCGTTGATAAAGTATTTCAAGGATAGCACTGATAAGTCAGTAGAGAAAGAAGCGACAGAGTATATTAAATTGGTAGACAAACAGGAGAAAATCTAATGAGTAACGCAGTTCCATATCTAATTCAAGGTAAGAATATTATCCTTGTAATCGATGGCAAGAGCCATACAATCAGCAAAGACACACACATTGCCTATGGCAAGATTGTTGATGCTCTAAAAGCCCAAGACTGGGACGCATTACGCGACTGTGTCGAACCGAAGAAGGCAATTGTCAACTTCGGTAAGGGTTATGTTTCTATCAACGGTGGTAATGTATCCTGGAAGGGTCAGCCTTTCCATAATGCACTTGCAACACGTATGATTGAAATGTATCAGGATGGTTTCCCGATCGATCCAATGGTTCGGTTCATGGAAAATTTGATGAAGAATCCTTCAAAGCGTTCTGTGGATCAGGTTTACGGTTTCTTGGAAAAGAACAAATTGCCAATCACTGAAGATGGTTACTTTCTTGCTTACAAGCGTGTAAACAATGATTATACTGATTGCCATACAAGCAAGATTGATAACAGTATTGGTTGTATAGTTGAAATGGATCGTAATCTTGTTGATGACAATCCAGATTCACATTGTTCCACTGGTCTGCACTTTTGCAGCGAAACCTACCTAGGTAGTTTCGGTCATGCCAGCCAACCAGTGATGATCTTGAAGATTAATCCAGCAGATGTGGTTAGCATTCCGACTGATTATGATGGTGCTAAAGGCCGTTGCATGAAGTATGAAGTTGTTGCCGAAGTTGATGGTGATCCAAAGGATGCATTTGCTCAAATTGTAGATAAGAAGTATGCACCAACAAAGACTAAGTTGAGTCCAATGAGTGCATGGCCTTTCGCTACAGAATCAACATCAACTTGGCCAACACCTGGTTGTGACAATTCTTGTGCCGGTTGCACCTGTGAAGACGAAGATCAGTTGTATGATTTGCAGCGTGTGCATGGTGGTTGGACTGAGCAATATGACTTGACGCTCGAGGAAGCTCGTGCTAAGGTTGCTCGGAATGCTTCCCAGAAGAAAGCAATGCTGAAGATCGTTAAGGCAGGAACGGACGAAGAAGTCTAATAAGGCAAAGGGGCTTTATGCCCCTTCCTTACATAATGAGAAGAATAATATTTTCTCTTCTGCTAATCTATTCTTCAAATTTGCTTGCAAAGGGCGATGACCTACCTGCAGAAGTGTTAGCAATAACACCGTATCAGGTAAGTCAATTATTTGAAGAACAGTACAAGGAAGATATTAAAGATCTCGTTGATTTGGTAGATAAAGAGGAAAAGGTTGCATTGTGTATGGAAGAATACATAAAGAAGCAATCGAAGTCGTACTCGAAAATTGTGCAGAATAATCTATATGATTTAATACATAATTTCGATCGTATAGCTTCTAGGATCTATGGAAAGAAGCAAACGGTTGATGAAATACCGTATGAGGATAAGATAGAAGCACTTGCCAGAGTACAATGCGAAGCGTACTATACAATGGGTGCTCTGAAGTAGTTGAGTATGTGGCTTTGTTGGGCCGGTTGTGTACCTATAGTCAATAAGTAGCGCCTATGTGAAAAATGCCGTGCATGGCATACATGCGTCTATTAAGGATGGTGCGGCACTTTCTTCTACAAGAGAAATGTAACCGCGGGGGTTCCGTGATATAGGACGGGGAACTTAGGTGGGGAACCTGAGTACATACTTGAATAGGGCGGAACTAAACCTCCGCCCTATTTTTTTGGGATAAATATACTATTATAATGGAGTATTGAATGTTGAAAAGTATCGCATTTATTGGATATGGATTTGTCGGAAAAGCTTGTCACAAGGCATTCGAACATAATGTAGAGGCGATTATTATTGATCCCGCATATTCTACAACTGTGATAAGTGATTTGCAAATAAAGCCACCGCCATTGATCTTTGTAGCAATCAATGCACCTACACTAGATGATAGAACAGTAGATGCATCTGTAATTTATAACATTTTTGAGCAATTAAGCCTTATAAAGTATGCAGGGCTTGTCGTGTTAAAGAGTACATTGCCACCAGCTATAGTTCATGATTTATATGTGAAATATGGACTAGATCCTATCTTAAAACATAATGGTACCAATGGACATCTACGTTATGTCTACTCTCCAGAGTTCTTAAGAGAAAGTTCCTGGGAAAAGGATGCGGTAGATCCAGATATGATAGTTATGGCTGGAAATTTTCATGATTGTAAAGAACTAGAAGATATCTATAGAAAACATTCTCATATTAAACATACGAGATATTTTGTATTAGATTATAAAGAGGCGGCCTTGCTAAAGTACACAATAAATTCGTTCCTTGCTAGTAAGGTAGTTTTCATGAATCAGATTTATCAATTATATTCTGATATGTATGAATCTCCGACTCATCCCGAAACATGGAAATCATTTACTGATGCATTAGCTGGAGATGCACGATTTGGATTCTCTCATCTTATAGTTCCGGGAAATGGTGGACAGTTTGGTTATGGCGGAACATGCTTTCCTAAAGATATGAAGGCAATGATTGGTTTTGATAAACATGGACGATTAAGTGTAATAAGAGAAGCTGAAGTAGTTAATACAAAGATTAGACTTGCTGGAAAAACATGAAATATCTTTTTCTTGATGATGAAAGAATGCCCAAGGATGTCACATGGCTCCTTATTGGTGGAGTTGGTTCATGGGGTGCAGATTGGCAAATCGTTCGATCTTGCGATGAAGCAATTAAGTGGGTTCGGGATAATGGATTTCCTGATGTCATCTCGTTTGATCATGATTTAGGATTAATGCATTACGCAAATGATTATTCTGATGGAAAGACAGGGTACGATTTTGCAAAATGGTTAGTTGAATATGATATGGATACAAATACAATGCCGGAAAATTTTTCATTCACTGTGCATAGTAAGAACCCACAAGGAACTATAAATATAGAAAAGCTATTAGACAACTATATTAGATATAAGGGAAATACAAAATGAGCGCAGGAATGTTAAGAAGTTGGTATCTATCTAAGATATCTAAATCAACAACACCAATGGAATATTTTATTGCATTACAAAATTACACATTCTATGAAATGAATGTTTTCGGCTTTAACGTGAAAGAATATTTTCAACGTTCTCTTTGATAAATAATACTAACAACTACCTTTAGGACCGTTGTGGCTACTGCCGTAATGCAGGCGTCGGGGACAAACAATTCGCTACTGTTTGTCCCCAATTTTTATCAAGGAAATTATGAGTATATTAACAACATTAGGCGATTTGGTCCGCGGCAAAACCGATCTATCATTCCCCGCCAGATCTTCACAGTGGCCATCAGCACGCGCAGCCTATCTAAAAACTCATAGTAATTGTGCTGTTTGTAACGGAACTAAGAATTTAGAAGTTCATCACAAACAACCGTTTCACGTTCATCCAGAATTAGAATTAGATCCAACTAATTTTATTACATTATGTGAAGCAGGAACAAATGGAATCAATTGTCATTTATTGGTGGGACACCTTGGCAATTTCAAAAGCGTAAATCTTAGTGTTGCAGAAGATGCAGCATCTTGGAACACAAAAATAACAGGCCGTCCTAGTGATGCCAGATTAGTAGAATAACATGAGACTCTTTGAACTCTTTGAAACAAAAACTGCTAAGAAAGCGGTAGTAAAATCGCCGCCGCCACGCAATTTCGTTGCTAAGAATGCACCCAAGACTGGTGCAGGATCTCATGCAGACAAAAAATATTCTCGCAAAGAGAAGCATAAAGAAGACCCACAAGAAGAGTAATTCTTCATTTTCTTCCTCCATTCAATAAATACCCTCTGAAAGCAGCTGATCAAGATTAGTTGCAATTCTGTTTTAGTCTCAGCTAAAATAGCTACGTATCAAAAGGATATTATAATGGCAGGTAAGAAACAGTCAAGTGTATTTTCGATGTGGCCAAAACCCATCTTTACAAACCTTGTAAAAACAAACAGAAACTTCAGATCGAATTATCAGGGTGCAATGCTCTATGCTCACTATGAGATGTCAGCCATTGAACTGAAAAAAGAAGTTGTTAAGTATCTGAAACATTTAGATGCTAACCATCCCTATCTTGATAAAATTAAGGATATGCACGAAAATAGATTTGCCACCGTGGGTAAATATATGTACATCCTCAATCATGGCGGTGACATTCCAGATGATGTTATGCCCAGTTTGATGCCAGCACTGGAGAAGGTTATAAATGAGGAAGACGCCAAAACGGCCGCGGCAACAAAAGAGTCTGAATATATCGCGAGCAAAGAAAAGGGCCCTAAGGACATTGACTCAACTCCTAAGGTGGCTATCACGATCCAAGATCGACTCCGAGACAAAGCACGGGAAATCGCGGGGGAGGTGGAAGGGTGGATAGATGACTTCTGTATGGACAAGAAAATTCCTGTCAAAACAGTAGAAGATTTTATCAATCTATTTAAATCTAATGACTTGAAGGCCCCTCATATGCGTCATATTAGAGAAATCTTTGCAAGACGTACAGCCGAAATTGCTGAAGCACTGGAAGGAAAAGATAAAGATTTGGTCGAGGCATATTCCAACTATACGAAACCCGAATTGAAAAAGTGCGATACATTCAATAAGAATTTACTTAAGGCATGCGATATGATGCAAGAAGTAGCAAAGGTTGAGCGTGTACCACGTAAGAAAAAGCCCGTATCACAGGAAAAGGTTGTATCAAAACTCAAGTTTAAGAAGGATGATTCCGCATTAGGTATTGTAAGTCTTAATCCTGTACATATCATTGGTTCAAAGGAAGTTTGGTGTTTCGACACAAAAACACGCAAATTAATCAAGTATGTAGCCGATGACTTAGCGGGCCCTATATCGATTAAAGGGGCCTCGCTAATCGGCTATAATGAGGCTAAATCTTCGAGTAAGACACTACGCAAACCTGCCACTCAGTTAGCCGAATTTAAGAAATGTGGAAAAGTTCAATTAAGATCATTTATGGATGATATTGGAACTATAAGTATAACACCAAATGGTAGAATGAATGAGAATTGCGTTATTCTAAAGATTTCCTAATACTCCATCCTTTATATTTTTCTTTTAACCCATTTACCAACAAAGACACATTTCCTTTATTTAGAGAAAATGTTTCTATAAAATTTCGTTGCGTCATATAAACTTCGATTCCGGGTATAGAAAGACTGAAACAATAGATTCTATGATCATATCTATAATTATTAGAACCTGATATTTTTTCTACCATCGTTGGATCCGACATAGGCTGAAACATATTTTTCTTATGTTGTTTAGATTTAGGTACTCCTAAAAGTTTTTCTGAAATTTTCTTTCTACTTTCTGGATCCCTCATAGGATTATTTTCTTTCATCCATAGTCTGTATTCGGGTTTACGCATATGACTATTATCGCCACTAAATCGGAGTCGGTGTTCGGGCAACCTCATATGGACGCCGAGATTAGGTCCGGTACCGCCATCGCCACATTCGGTCTTTAGATTAGCCCAATCTTTACTTTCGACAATATTCCATAGATCGCTATAATATTGTCCCCAGAATTTTAATTCGTCGTTATCTTTACATTCTTTTATAATTTCTGTAGTCACATCATATCCGTGTTTAGTGATATGATTACGCCAATATAGGCCAGATCCTTTATATTTTATTGGATCTTTAGAAATTGTTTTTCCTAAATATTTTAGACCAGTTTTATTATGAGTTTTTACATACAGATAAATAGGCATTGCTGATGCTCCTTAAAAGCGTTAGAGTAGTTGGAGACGGGAATCTCGCGAACTACACTTATTTATCAGATTTTCTTTGACAATATGTCATTTTTATGTTAGAATAACACTATGAATACTGAAGAAGATACAATTAGAGTTCTAACACGTATTCCGTTTTATGACATGATGAAAATATATCGTTCTGGCAAAGGACCCAAATATCCAAATAACAGTCATGTGCAATGGGAAGAGTTTATGTTACAATATGGTTGGAATTGGAAAGAATTTAGTAAAGAATGGAAAGAATGGAACGGTGGCACTGGCACATATTCCGATTTTGAAAAGAGTAAAAAATGATTTTATTCATCGACACAGAGTTCACCGATCTTGTTCCCGGCAACAAACTTATCAGTATTGCCTTGGTAGATGAAAACGAAGATTTCTTCTATGCTGAATTAACTGATACATATGAATTAAAAGATTGTTCAGATTTTGTTAAAAGTTTCGTTCTACCATTCCTAAAAGGTGGCGATTATCGTATGTCATCTTATGATTGCGCTTTGAAACTCGGAAACTGGATTGAAGATAGAAATGTTGAATGTATTTTAGGCTGTGATAATCCCGGATGGGATACACCACACTTGCATCGTTTGCTTGATCCACTATGGCCGGCCAATCTGCATAAGAATCAGTATCAGCCCATATATGTTCCTGCAGAAGTAGAAGAGGCACTGGTACTTCAGTTCGATTATGATATACATAATGCTTTGGATGATGCAATGGTTATGAAGAAGGCTAGAGACTTGCAGAAGAAATAGATAAATAGTGTATCACTGGAGTTGGTACACATATGTCCTCACAAATTACGCCGAGAGTTTTGTTAATGAAGCAAATCGAGCTACAGCTCGGTTCGCAAATGGTTGATGTTGAATTAGACGTCGAGCACTTTAATCTTGCAATTACAATTGGTATTCAAAAATTGCGTCAGCAATCTGATGGAGCCAATCTTGAGAAGGATATTTTTATACACATTACACGGGACATAACAGAGTACACTCTTCCAGATGAAGTGCAAGAAGTAAGACGTCTATACCGCCGTGGTGTTGGTGCATACACTAATGGTGGAATAAATTTTGACCCGGTTGATGCTGCATTTTATAATATCTATATGTTACAACCAAATAGATCAGGTGGATTAGCAACATGGGACATATATAATCAGTTCTTAGAAACTACAGAAAGATTATTTGCAAGTCAGTATAACTTTACGTGGGATGTCAACTCACACACATTAAAAATTATACGCCGCCCGACAGCAGACGAAGAAGTTGCGGTGCGAGTGTATGTAAAGAAATCAGAAGATGACATCATTAATGACCCTTATACAGGTCCTTGGTTGCGCTCCTATTCAGTCGCATATTCGAAATATATGTTAGGTGAAGCGAGAGATAAGTTTCCCGGTGGATTTCCAGGACCAAATGGAAATGTCACATTAAATGGTGCTAGTCTTAAACAAGAAGCACAGGTAGAATTGGATAAACTAGAAGTACAGTTACTGAATCTAGTAACATCATCGGATGGATATGCGTTTGTAATAGGTTAAATCCTATTACAAACTATTTGTAATTGGTTAACATGAAAAATAAAGAGTATCCTACAGATTTAAGGCATTTGCCTATTGAGGAACAGCGCAGAATTGCCCACGAAATGTTTGATAATATAAAGAGAAAATACGACCAACTTTTGGAAGATTTTCCCGAAATACAAGAAATATTGAGTAAAGAGAAACATTAAAATTCCCTAACAAAATCATTTAATCTCTAAGCTGTCTCTGTATAACTACATAGACTTTAACTTAGGGATTTTTTATTATTGTTTCGTGATTATAGGATTAATCGGTAGTTATAGATAAATATAAGATGACAACTCCGTATACATATCGTGTTTTTTGTAAGATAACAAATCAGTACTATTATGGTGTAAGATTCGCTAAAAACTGCACACCGACAGATCTTTTTGTTTCATATTTTACATCGTCTAAATCTATAAAGAAACTTATTGATATGTACGGCAAAGAAAGTTTCATTATAGAAATTAGAAAAACTTTTACTACAAAAGATCAGGCTATAGATTGGGAAAGGCGTGTAAATCGCTGGACTATGAAATGGCATAATTATCTAAATAAACATTCAAACGGTAATTTCATATTAACTGATGCAGAGCGTAGAGAAATAGGCATTAGATCGGGTAATAAATGTAAAGAGTTAAAACTAGGATTTCATTCAATGTCTCCTGCCAAAAAAATATCAGCAGGTCAAAAAGCAAACGAAACAAATAGAAAAAATCAGACAGGTATTTATTCTATACCTTTAGCAGATAGAGTATCTACCGGAATAAGATGTCGAGATTTAAAGATCGGATTTCATTCCGATAATGCAAAGATAAGGCAGAGAGAAAGTGCTAAAAAATTGTGGTGGAATAATGGATTAATTGTAGTTAAGTCCGACCAAAGTCCGGGAGATGGCTGGGCTCGGGGTCGATTAACAAAGGGAAAGAAGTGGTGGAATAATGGAGATATAGAAGTTATGTCCATTATTCCACCCGATAATAACTGGATGAAAGGTAGATTAAAATGAGTAAAATAATCGGTCTATTAGGGTTTATTAATAGCGGAAAAGGCACTGTTGCTTCGCAACTTGTTAATGGATATAATTTCAGACAAGATAGCTTTGCAGCAGGTTTAAAAGATGCTTGCGCGGTAATGTTTGATTGGCCGCGTCATATGCTAGAAGGCGATACAAAAGAATCTCGAGAGTGGCGCGAAATTGTTGATCCATGGTGGGCAGAACAACTCGGCATGCCTAATTTCAGTCCACGCCTTGCTTTGCAGGTAGTCGGCACCGATGTCATGCGTAATAATTTCCATCAAGATATGTGGTTCTTAACTCTACGAAATAGAATCCGTAAGAATCCAGATCAGAATGTTGTTATCAGTGATGTTAGATTTCCCAATGAAATAAAGTTCATACAGGAACAAGGCGGCACATTAATTAGAGTTAATCGTGGCCCAGCACCTGTCTGGTATGAGACTGCCATCCTGGCAAATAAGGGTAATTCTATAGCTAAAGATGTAATGGCCAAGACGTATGCCGGTGCACATCTAAGCGAATGGGCGTGGGTGGGGTCTAAAATCGATTATGAGCTAAATAACGATAGCACTCTTGATTTCCTAGAAGGACAAGTAAAGGAAATTCTAACCGATATATTATAATACTGGTGCTTCATTTGCCGTATGTTTAATGTCCTTCTTGATAAATACTAGCAACAAGAAGTATCATCTTCAATAGGAGTTAAATTATATGGCAGTTTTAGTATCCCCAGGCGTAAGCGTATCAGTTATCGATCAAAGCATTAATGTTGGTGCCGGTCCAGGAACAGTTCCGCTTATTTTTATCGCTACACAGCAAGACAAACTAGATCCTACAGGAACTAATGTTATTGCACCAGGAACAACAAAAGCGACTGCAGGTCAAGTATGGTCTATCACTTCTCAACGAGATTTGGTATCCACATTTGGTGATCCAGTCTTCTATTCGGTCAGTGGTACATCCTTAAATGGTTATCCTTTAAACGAATACGGTTTGCTTGCATCCTACTCATATTTAGGTATTTCTAACCTATGCCGTGTTGTACGTGCAGACGTTGACACGAAACAATTGGAAGCAACACCAATTGAGCCAACAAGTCCAGCAGCAATTGGAACATATTGGTTAGATGAATCTGCTACAGGTTCGACATACGGTTTATTCACTCATCCAGGTCTGGTAGTAGGCGAAAGCTGGGCTCCGGTGACTATTGACTTAGTATTCAATGACATTGTACCATTTGGTGGTGCAAATGGAAATCATGCTGTATCATTTGATTCGGTCAATGGTATCTTATCTTACTATGTTAAGGCAGCTGGTGTTTGGACACAATTAAGTGGTGCTACAGGCGCAGATAGTATTGTTATTCAATCTGTATGGCCAGATTTAAGTACCGTAACAGATCCAAGATATTGGGTTAAGACCGGTTCAGCAGCTCAGGGTGCAAATCTTGTTCTACGTAAGATGGATGCTACAACATCTTCATTCTTGCAAGTCGAAGCTCCAATTTTAGCAGATGATACAGCAGCCAATTTATATTACAGAACAAATCCATTAGGATCAACTGGTCAGATTTATATTCAGGCTGCATCAGGTTCAAATATATTGAGGTTCTATACATCAACTGGCGCAACTGGCCCATGGGCACCGATGGCAGGTATTGTTGGATCACAAACAGTTCCTACACAAGGTCCTGCAAATGGTCAATTATGGTTTAATGCATTATTGGGATTAGACAGCAATGGTTTGTCAGTAGTCGACGTATTAGTTTCAGATGGCATCGATCACTGGGAAAATTGCAGCTTACCAGGAATGAATGCAACTTCAACACCACCACTACCTGGCACTGTAGGTAATCCTACATTGTATGCTCAACCAGCTGATCCACGTAGTGATCTTGTAGTACCAGTATTAGTTGCCGGCGACCTTTGGGTCCAAACTGATGTTTCTCCTTATCCAGTTATATTCCGTTGGAGTGGCTCTGCTTGGACATTAGTAAATAATTCAGATCAGACAACACCAAATGGTATCATATTCCAGGACGCTCGTCCAAACCCATTCTATAAATTAGGTGGTGTAATTGGTACAGGCGCTAACAATGGTGGCGGTAATTATCCAGACTTAGATGCAGATGCCCCACAACCAGCATTGTATCCAAAGGGATTTATTTTGTGGAATACACGTTATTCAACAAATGTTGTTAAGGATTGGCAGTCTCCATATGTGTTTGATACAGTGACAGCATCTCCAGATAATACAAACGGTGGTTCCACCGGTCGTTGGGTTAACAGATCCGGTAATAATGCAGGTGGTGTACCTTACATGGGTGCAGCAGCGCAACAAATTGTTATTGTACAGGCAATCCAGGGTGTAATTAATTCGGATGAAGATATTCGTGCAGAAGATCTATACTTCAACTTAATTGCTGCTCCGGGATTCGTTGAAGCTATTGATGAAATGCTTGTATTGAATGATGATCGTAAGGATACAGCATTCGTTGTAGGCGACACACCATTTACATTGAATCCATCGGGAACAACACTTCAGAGCTGGTCAACGAATGCATCTATTGCATATGACAATGGTACATCTGGTCTTGTTTCTGCAAGCAAGTATTTTGGTGCATGGTATCCAAGTGGATTGACATCAAATGTTGATGGAACTGATGTAGTTGTTCCACCATCACACATGGCTCTTCGCACAATTGCATATAATGACCAAGTTGCTTATCCATGGTTCGCTCCAGCAGGTTTACAGCGCGGTATTGTTAACAATGCATCAGCAGTAGGTTATGTCAACTCGGCAGGACAATTTATTACAGTTAAGTTGAATGAAGGCCAACGCGATATCTTATATCAAAATGGTATTAATCCAATTCGTGTAATGCCACAGGGCGGTATTGTTGTATTTGGACAGAAGACACGTCAGCCATATTCAAGTGCAACAGATCGTATCAACGTAGTTCGTCTAGAAAACTACTTGCGCTACCAGTTAAACAATCTTGCACAACCGTTCTTATTTGAACCAAATGATACAATAACACGTAAATCCGTGTTAGATGCATTCAATAGATTCTTGTCAGAACTTATTACATTGCGTGGTTTATACGACTTCTTGGTTGTTTGCGATTTAAGCAACAACACACCGGCTCGTATCGACAGAAACGAACTATGGATTGATATTGCAATTCAGCCAGTTAAGGCAATTGAATTTATTTACATTCCAATTAGAATTAAGAATACTGGTTCTAGCTTATCAGCACCTTAAGTAGATAATTAACTTAATAGAAACCTGCTCCGGCAGGTTTCTTTTTGCCGATAAATATTTGCATGGATCAGGCTGTTTCTTTAAGACGATATATAAATTATATTCAACCTCAACAAAATATAGATTGTTGTACGGCATGCGCTACTCTTCTTGCCGCCGAAATAATTATGGCAACAACAGGAAATAGAATGAACTTTTCTCGTCTATATCTTTATTACATGACTCGAAAAATGCAAGATAGATTAGGATTGAAAGGGGTTGATTTAAAAGAAACACTAAATACATTAATGAGATATGGAGTTCCACCAGAGAGATATTGGCCTTTCTCGTTTAATAGAGTAAACCGGGAGCCACATCTAGAAGCAACCGAAGCCGCCGCTTATTACAGATTATTATCTTATAAAGAAGTAATTCCTAGTGAATATAAAGAATATTTGAATCAAGGTATTCCTGTAATTATCGGATTAAGAACAGGTAAGTTATTCTGGGAAATAAAAGGATCACTAGACGAGCAAACATATATGCCGATTAATAGATTAGATAATAGACAACAATCAAACGGACATGCAGTGACTATTATAGGATATGATGATAACATACGTGGTGGATCATGGATTATTGCAAATTCATCTGGCCCTAGTTGGGGTTATCAGGGATATGCAGCTATACCATATATCTGCAATATTGATATAGGTGAATCGTATGTTATCACTAACTTCGCAGGAATAAACGCCGGAAAAAAAATTCCGGAGATTTGATAAATAGTATTAGCTTTTACAGCAGGAGAAAAATATGGCAAATATAATCCCAACATTGTCTAAATTCGGTGTTCCGATTGGCGGTGTCAATCAGGGCATCTTACACCCTAAACAAAAATATCGTTTTAGAGTTATGTGGTATGGATTTGGCGATAATACTGGCTTGAGTCAGATGACAGCCAATGTCATGACATGTACTCGCCCAAAAATTACTTATGATGAAGTTAAACTCGATTCATATAACTCAGTAGCATGGATTCAAGGTAAGCATACCTTTGAAGCAATTGAAATTAAGTTACGTGATGATCTTACTAACTCAGTTGTATCATCTGTCGGTGCTCAGGTACAGAAGCAGATGAATCACTTTGAACAGACAAGTGCTGTGGCAGGTATTAACTATAAGTTTGCAATGGAAATTCATTCATTAGATGGTACTATCAATGAAGAATTAGAATCATGGTTCCTTGAAGGTGTATGGATTCAGGCAGCACAATACAGCGAAGCTGATTATGCAAGCGGTGATCCACAGGAAGTTACATTGACATTACGTTTCGATAATGCAACAAATCTTGCTGGAACAAATACAAATAATGGAACAACAGTAGGTGGAAATCCATATCCAGAGATAGCTGCTCCGTATAGCCCAACTGGTGGAACTACTTTCGCTTAATTTCGAAAGTATGGAGGTGGCTAGTGCCTAGCTTCACACGTTTACAGTCGTCGCTTATTGGCAGTGGGTTCTTTTATGAAAAGAGCTCACGCCATGCCGCGTATAATTTCAATCAATCAGCTCAATCTCTATATAGAAATCAGCCTAGATTTCCGTTTGAATATTATATCAACATAAACTTAAATAATATAGATACAGCAAAGGATTTTATTCAGGGATTCTTTGATAGCGCCAGTCTGTCTCAACTTATGCCATTAGTAAAGACAGTAGAAATGCCTAGTATGAAGATAGAATCTACACCGTTAAATCAGTATAATAGAAAAAGAATAAGTCAGACAAAGATAGCATTTGAACCAATTAAGATGGTCTTTCATGATGTGGCTGATGGTAAGACATTGGCATTCTGGGATATGTATTATAGATACTATTTTGCCGATGGTAACGAACCTGGCAAAAATCAAGTTAAAGATATTCCCACATTTGGCGGAACTTATCAAAATGAACCAGGTGGCGCCGGCGCCGGGCGAGGTTCGGCAGATTTTGCTGCAAGAGATCCGCGCAGATTAGATATACCACCCAGCCCCGAATCATCGACAAATACAAATGGTGATAAGAGTGCAATTCAGAATATTATTTCTGATACATTAGATAATCATAATTTTGGTTTTAATCTACCTACTGTACAGAATATAAGAAATCTAATTCAGACGATAGATATATATCAGGTTCACGGCGGTCGTTTTAATCAAGTTACATTAGTGAATCCTCGTATATCGGCATTTACACATGATGTTTTAAGTTATGCTGTTGGTGATAAAACACTTGAACTAACATTCACTTGGGAATATGAATACGCATATTATACGATACAGAATATGAAATTAGAAGGTGGAGAACCAAATAATTCTTCTACCATAGAACAATTTACACATGGTGATTTCTTAGAGTTATCTAATCTCTCATTTACACAATCTGATCCAGATTTTATTGAATCTCCAAATCCTTCGATACCAGATGGTGCTGACTCGCAGAATATAGGAAATAACGTGCAGACAGATTTGGGTACGGTAACGAACCCATATGTTCTTCCACCGGTAACGATTCAGGGGTATTCATCGTCGCTTACTCCAAATGCTGGCCCTCCACCGAGTTCCAGTTCCTTAAGTGGTATAGTAGACATTTCGCCACCAGCACCGGTAGATCAGAATCAGCGTTCTCGATCCTATAATTTAACAGGTGAGGGTATAGGAACTCCCTCGTCTCAGCCTTATAATATGCCTGCTATACAAACAAGACCGTTTGATAATACCGCTGCAATGGAAAACATGGCCGGCGGCACACCAGGGTCTACAGCAGCTTCAAGATCTAAATCTCTTAATTTACAGAGTGGAGTTCAGACTATTCCGCCTATGTATCCAGATATGGATAGGGCAAGTGGTCCATAATGGCAGTAGCGAATACCTCATCTATTGGTAGATTTAGTTCTCAGATGCTTACCTATCTAGGTACGCAGAGAACAGTTCAGGGTAAAACAAATACATTTAAGTACGCCACCGGTCCGACAGTATTTCCGAGTCCGGGATCATATTCTCAAGCAGCATTAGGTGCAGGCGTTGTAGGAAGTTTTTCTGCAGCATCATATGATTCGACGAAGTGCTATTTCTTATCACGTGGTGCAACTCAACTATATGCAGATACAATGACAGGGTTGGCAATTGATATAGCAAATATATTAGGTATTACTCCGGGTGCTCTATTAGTAGCATCAGAAGTCAACGGCCAGACAACATTATCTCCAGATTCATATACAGCATTTAATGCACTTAGAGACCCGGCAAATCAGGTGGGAACAGCCACCAGTGTTAGTAATAGAAATAGTCTTCAATCTAAACAAATAAGGTCTTAAATATGAGACTTTATGAATTAATAGACTTTGAGCCGAAACAAAGTAATCAAAGTGCAGGCCAATATTCCCGTCGTATTCAGCAGGCAATTAAACCGAGATATAAGGGTAGTGGATCATTTGGTGCCGCATATGCCACAGATTCCCCTAAACGATTAAATCAAATAACAAAGATAGGCAAGGCTGCTGAATTCGATGATAATTCACGAATCTCTCCAGTAGATAAGATTGAGAAAGATGGATACCTATCATGGCTATCTATGGTAGATCATTATAAAAAGCAAGGCGTAAATAATCCATATTTTCCAGTAATACATGATTTAAAGATAATGAAAGGGGAAGATGGTAAACTTCATTATCGTGTGAATATGGAAAAATTAATACCATTTACATCGCCGAAAATATTAGGAAACGAGGATCTAATGGCATCTCTATGTGACCACATGTTTGGAAAAGATATAAAAGATAAGGAACAACTTGATAGTTCTGAATTAGCTGATATGTATGGCGATCTTATTAGACATGAATTAAAAAGAGGCCTGAAAAATTCCAATGCTGTTAAGGATGAGGATCTTAGAGAGGCATTGCTTACAATTAAGGATGTAATGAATGATAATCCACGACTTACAGAAGATCTTCATAGCGGCAATATTATGTGGCGTATCACCGGACATATCCCACAATTGGTATTAGTAGATCCACTGGCATAAGGATATCATGAGATCATATGTACAAGGTCAATATAAACCTATAAATCCTAGCAAATATGTAGGTACCTATCCTATAATATTTCGTTCTTCCTGGGAACATAAAGTAATGGTTATGTTCGATACAAACCCAAATATATCAAGTTGGGCAAGTGAATCCTTAAAAATCCCATATCAAAATCCATTTACTGGTAAGTACACTGTGTATGTGCCTGATTTTGTAGTTACTTATGTGGATGCTAAAGGTAATCAGAAAGCAGAGATTATTGAAGTAAAGCCAGCCAAGGAGACTTTCTTAGAACAAGCAAAGTCCCAACAGGCTAAGGCAGCGGTCGCATTGAATACTTTCAAATGGGCAGCAGCGCAAGCGTTTGCTCAGCATCATGGTATGACATTCAGGGTTATGAATGAAGGCAATATTTTTAATAACCCGAAAGGTAAAGCTTGATGACTAAGAAATTGAGATTTTATGTTTATGCATATTTAAGGAAGACTGACCTAACACCATATTATATCGGTAAAGGAACTGGTAAACGTATCTATGATAGAAATCACAGAATTGGTATACCAGAGGATAAATCTAGAATAGTTTTCTTAGAAACTAATCTAACCGACATCGGCGCCCTTGCAATAGAGCGTCGTTTGATACGTTGGTATGGCAGGAAGGATATAGGTACAGGTATCCTACGAAATATGACAGATGGCGGTGATGGTGCTGAAGGTTATCGTCACTCAGAGGAAACAAAGAGAATTATATCAATTAATACATCAAAATGTAATAAAACTCGTATGGAAAGTCATAAACGGGCAGCATTGACACGTACAGGACACCCCGGTTATCTCAAGTTTCATACTGATGAAGTTAGAGAAATAATTTCAAAATCGTCTAAGGAACGTTGGGCAATTAAATCTCCTGAAGAGAAAAAAGACTGGTTATTGAGGAGTATGTGTAATCCCGATAGTTATACTAAAGAACGAGCTGAAAGAATAAGTAAATCAACAACTGGTGTCAAAAAGACAAAAACGCCTAAATTATTACAGGCAGAACAAGATAGGAAAGATCGATGCACGCTGACAATGATAAAATATGGAGAACATAATAGAGGTAGAACACGGAAGCTTGTCGAAGGAAAGCGTGTCTGGATGGATAGGGAGATTCAAAATTACTAAAAAAATGGAAGATTTTTTTAACTTACCGCCCACTGAAGAGCCAGCGGTAGTGGAAGAATTACCTGCAAAATCTAGAGAGCAGCTTTTAATTGAAGCAAGTGCCATTTGTTCGGCTCTTTCTACAGCAGAGAAGGTAGATTTTGCATTACCGCCTGTTGTCGGTTTAGACGCACACGATAATGATATGGATGATATTGCCAGAAAGGCAGTAGACACATTCAATGATCTAATCGCACTTGGCGGCAATGTCCCGGATATGCATGCCGGAAAGATCTATGAAGTAGCAGGCCAGATGCTAAAAACAGCATTGGATGCTAAAAATGCCAAAGCAGATAAGAAATTAAAAATGATCGAGCTTCAACTTAAGAAAGTTCGCGCTGAACAGATTGATTTAGAACAGGGCAACGGCGAACGTAAACAGGCTGGTGGCGTTGAATTCGACAGAAACGTACTCCTAAAATATATAGTGTCTAGTAAATCAGAAAACTCTGATAAATAGTCGTATCACTGGAGTCATTATATGGCAGAAAAGAAATCATTCACATCATACGTTGCAGAAACAAAGACAGATTATAATTATGTCTTGAAATTTGCCGTACAAGAAATGTCCGACGAGATGATCGATATGCTCGAGTCGTGCTTAAAGAAGTACGAATTAGTAAAGGCATCGGCATTTAGAAAAACACCAATTCAAGAGAGTCCACTAGATTTTCCTAATATAAAGAACACACCGGTATTCACTTGTGATCTTACAATGGGATATCCTGCTTCGTTAGACTTTCTTAGAACATTCCTTTGTAACAATATGGGAATATCACCAGCCCAGTTAGCAGTATATTCTGACAATGATCCACGTCAAATCGAAACAGACTTGTATCTAGACAGAAATTCTCCAGAGTTTAAGAAGAAGTATAAAACAAGTTTAGGTAGTGATTACGAGGAAACAGAAACAGTTCCTTATGGTGAAAAATATAACACAAGTTTCTTACAGGAACTTGAGAAGGTTAGTAAGGAGCGATCAGTAACAACAGTTGTGAATCCATTGAGTCCATTGGAGAAGACTGATCACTCTACATTACCGAAGGATTATGATAAGTTCAATGATCCAAAGAATTTAAAGAAAGACGATGTAGGGCTTTTCGGACGTGTTAAGAAGCCTAACTTGATGAAAGTAGGAGTTCTATAATGAAAAGCATGAGACAACTAATTAACCTTATGGAAGGTGTGGTATCTATTCCGGGCGTAGGCCAGCAATTAGATGAAAAATCTAAATCTGAAAAACAAGCACGTTTTATGGCAGCAGCAGCTCACGATCCTAAATTTGCTAAAAAGACTGGTATGGATGCAAGTGTAGCCAAAGAATTCAATAAGGCCGATACCGGTACAAAACAATTAAGCAATGCCATGAAGCATAAGGAAGAAGAGAGTACTGAAATGGATGAAGGTGTTCGTCCAGGTACATACGAAGTTCCAACCGCGTGGCGTAAGGCACAGGGTCAGAAACCTTTGACACCTCAAGATGTTCAGCGTCATGACTATGAAGATAAAATTAGCAGCAAAGAAATGTTAGCTAAGAATAGTGGTCGCACACCACCTACACAAGAAGAAGGATGTATGGACGAAAGCGAAGGCTCTAGAGCAGGTGAATGGGCAATGATGCGTTTCGGCGAATTAACAAATTCATTTGTTGAACCTGAAGAAGCAATGGAAGTTGTTATGCGCGAATTGCAATCACAGGGCGTAAGTCAGGAAGATCTTATGGCAGCTGAAGAAGCAATTATGTCTTCTTTTGGCGGCGAAGAACAAGGCATGGGCGATGGAGAACCACAGGGTTCCTATGATATGTCCGATGATGCCGATGCTCTAGCAAGTGCAGGTCACGGATCTGATGAAGATTATGGCGACTATGGTGGACACGATGATTTCGAAGAAGCTCTGGATTTAAATAATGGTTACGATGATGTTAATAATGCATCGGGCAATGATTTCTTTCCAAATGGTGCTGATAGTCCTGTTGTAAGAAAGGTAGGTCCTTCTGGCGCACGTCAGGGCGATAATCCAGAACAGAAGAAGATGCAGGTAGCCGAAGTTCATAAAGAACTTGTTTATGGCTATAGAAATTATCTTAACGAAGCCGCAGCTCAAAAAAAAAAGTTAACTGAAAGTCATCAAGTCTCTGATTTATCCATACAGGATTTTTACGGTGACTTTGACACGAGTTCTGATAGTATTGAATACAATGGCACTATCAACGTCCACGGAAAAGCGTTAAACAGACAGGGTAAACCTGTTGAAATAGGATATGATGTTGAGATTGCATCATCTGCTTCTGTAGAATGGGAAGAAGACGAAAATCCAACTGGATGGAATTACAAGAGTGATCAGCCAACATATACATCCTCGGTATATGCATCTGCTGGTACACCAGAAGTAAGTTCGGTTTCGTTTATTCCTGATCAAGAATTTTATATTGATGGTGATGCATATTCCATTCAAGATGCATTAAAGGAAATTGATCCTTCGGTAATCAAACAACTTTTACATCCTACCCTATATGTAAATCTATTAGGTTCAGCATTTGATAAGCAGGCAGAGAATATCGAGCCACCGGAACCAGATTTCAATGAGCCAGATTATGGTGGAGATGACTACTAAGATATGGCAATTTACCAAGACGATAAACTTGTAAAGCGTGCCTATACTAAGGTAACGTATACCAAGGAACAGATTGACGAATTAAAGGCATGTATGGACCCTGTAACGGGCCCGGAATACTTCATCACTAATTTTATGTATATCCAGCATCCGACGCAGGGTAGACAAAGATTATCGCTATATCCTTTCCAAATAGAACTAATTCATACCTATCACACATATAGAAAATCTGTAAATATGGTAAGTCGCCAAATGGGTAAGACTACTGTGGCAGCGGGTTATCTATTATGGTTTGCAATGTTCAATGATGATGCAACTATTCTTGTTGCATCTAACAAATACGATGGTGCTCAGGAAATTATGCATAGAGTACGATATGCATATGAATCCGTGCCCGATCATATACGTGCAGGTGTAAAATCCTACAACAAACGCTCCATCGATTTTGATAATAATTCTCGAATTGTAGCAACTACCACAACTGAAAATACTGGTCGTGGTATGTCCTTATCACTTGTTTACTTAGACGAATTTGCATTCGTGGAACCTAATATAGCCAAAGAGTTTTGGACTTCACTATCACCTACATTGTCAACCGGTGGTAA